ACTATGCGTTTTGGAAACTACCAAAGGATGACAGGAAAGTATTATTCCTACGCTATGCAGAGTCAATGGACTTCGGTGACATTGCAAAAGAATTAGATATGGGCACAGAGGATGCAGTTCGTATGCGTCACAAGCGTGCCATTCGTAAACTCATCAACAAGATTGGTGGGTTCAAACCATTCCGCGATTATGACGATGCCCCTCAGGAAGACTCAGGTGTTGACTCTGCTGGGTCTACCCAAAGTGACTCACCGTATGAGTCGTAGAACTCTTCAATCTCTTTACCGCTAGCAAACTGTAACTCTTTATTCTGTGGCTCACAATTACTGCAACCACCGTTTTCACATACTTCGCACATCTTATCCCCCTGTTGAATAAAATCCAGTCCCTTTGAACTGAACCGCTGGTGTTGAATATATCCTACTTGATACCTGTCCGCAAGGGCAAGTAACTTCTTCATCTCGTTCTTCTGTCTTGCGACTTAAGACTATAAGTGAATGACACTTGCGACACCGATACTCATACGTTGGCATTAGAACTCGAATCCTATATACCAAAACCCTATGGTTAGGTCAAAGTTGTACTTGCTAATCTGAAATCCAATCCCAAATCCACTCGTCTTGCCCCAATAAAACCAAGACTTCCCAATTTTTTTCTCACTCATTCATCTCTCCAATCCATAGGTGTTGGTGCAGTGCTGATTGCCTTGCACTCTTTGCATTCCTGTCTTAAGTCATACCAACTTACTTCTCTTGTCTCTTCATCCCACATTACTGTGACCACAAACATCTTGCACCCACAAATACAGGTTAGTATAGGTTTGCCAGTTAAGTCAAGCATCAGTACCAGTTTCTGCGCTGGCTATGTGACCACGCTTTACAGGGTGTGCCGTAGCGGTGGGCGATATATTTATAAGCATTGAGTATCTGTATCGCTGGGTCTTTGCTAGTTTCTTTAAGCACTTGCCCTATCCCAAATGCACTACTGCCCTGTTGGTTCTTGGCTAAATGGTCGAAGCGACTTTCTTTAGTAAACAATTTATAGATACACTGTCTCTGTCTTAAGTCCCAATTCCATCCTGCTTTTGCATAACGCATTGCCATTATCTTGTTTGCTTTCTTCTCTTCCATTGTTGCCTTAGTTCTTGTGACTGGTGGCTTGTCATCTCTTATCTTTATCGTATGGTTTACCTGTACAACTAGAAGTACGGCAGTTAAAACCGATAGAACAATAAATCGTTTTCTCATTTATCTATCCTAGCAATCCTTAGTCGAACATTCTTTCTGTGTCGCCTCTCTGCTCGAACCATATTTTCTTGTGGCTTTTTTGTTGTTAATAAGTATCGCTCAACAGTCAGCAAACCACCCCAGATTGAACCGTGCCCGCCTGTAAACTCTAGGTTTTGACGCTCTAGTCCCTGCTCTAAACACTCATTCCTGACTGGACATATTTGGCATAACTCTATTGCCTGTACGCTTCGCAACACTTCCAACTTTTGTGTGTCTGAGTCATTGGAATTATTGTAGTGCCATAAATCGGGGTCTGGGTGGCGGTTACAGTTACCTTTTTCGTGCCAAGTTCTATCTTTTAATACCATATCTAAGCCTCCCATAAAGATAACAAATTGTTATCAAAGTTAATAAAGGTACAGTCAAAACTGTAAGTCCGAATAAGGATAAAAATATTGCTACAACTATGCAATCTCTAAGCCACGACATCAAACTGCTTTAAGACTTAAGACAGGTAGCACATTGACTACTTGACCTTGGTGTTCATCACTCCATAATGTTTTAGATTCTTTCTGGTGTTCATAGAGCCACTCATCTTGTGCTTGGTATGTCATAGTCTTCCAGTCAGTGGGCAGTTGTGTGCCCTCTGGTAGCCAGACGTTGACCACCTTCACGCCCTTTGTTTCATACACGATTTGCATTTGCACTTGCTCGCTCCTGTTCTACCTGCTTATCTTCACACTTAAGACAGGTCTTTGAATTGTATTCGTTGTGGTCAAATTCATCGTCACAACTGTTACATTTAATAAAGTCTGAGTCGTCGTAAAATACTGGGTCGTTTAACTGTGGCTCACTCATCGTCGTTGTCCTCCGTCATCAAGCCACAATCTTTGAGTGCTTGGATAGCCTCGTGTAATGTCTTAAGTGCTAAGGCTTGCGTCTCTTCTGTTGTCATTGTGCTGTCTCCTTATTGTTGCGAGTAATCTGTCCGACGGAATGCACCTTATAACTTTCATCTTCTGTTGGGTCAAGCAAACTATTCCAATCCCATTTGTTTGGGTCTGTCATACTTGTCATCTCAAAAGTTATTAAGTAAGTCTCTGCCTTCTCATTCATTTGAATCTCCTGTCTTAAGTAGTGAGTTGCCTTGTAACTTCTTATGTATCTGGTCTGCTGTGTAATCATAGGATTGACAAGCATTGCCGTCAACCCCTTCTGTCCATACAACTTTTCGGTGGTCGAACCTAATCGTTGCGCCGTTGCCATACAGACTCATCAGTAAACTTGCGCCCTCTGTGTGCTTGGTACTTGCAACGTACTCGCCTTTTGGTGTATAGACTTTCCATTGTGGTGATGCTGCCATTTTATTCTCCTATCATTTCGTCGTTGATTATTAAACCTAACACTGCTAACATTATGATTGGCACCACTGCTATGAATAGACCAGTCATTTGTTTTCTTCTGTCTTAAGTGGTGGATTCTGAATCTCTCCAGCCATAACTAGCACTGCCTCTACGTGCTCTAGTGCCTTGGCTTTCCGTTTGTAGTTAGTGCCTAGCATTTCGTTTGCTACTGCTAGTGTGTTGATACGGGCTGACATCTTCATACCTGTCTTAACTTCTAACTTAAGACTTGAATACAAGGTGTGTAGTCTGAGTAAGTTCATCGCATCAGTCCCACCGCATCCAGTAAAGTTGCCCTCTGAATCGTAGTCGAATCCTTCGCGTCCTTTTGTTACTGCATCTAGTGTTTCGTTTGGTAACATTTAATTATCTCCTGTCTTAAGTAGTAAGTCTCTTGTGTGTAATAGTTCAACCAAAGACTGCGATAATCTAGGGCTATAAAATCTTTCGTCTTTTATAATCTCTGCCACTAGGTCGATGACTTGATTTAACTTGGCTTGGTTTTCTAGTTTCATTTGTTTTCTCCTGTCGTTGGTAGTTGTACTATTGCACTGCTGTCTTGCTCTTGTCAATAGGCTTTCGTGTGACCTTTGTCTCACGTCTTAAGTAGTAACCGTGCACACACTCGCTAAGTTCTACCAAGCAATCGCCACACATTACATACCCCCTAGATAACATTTCGTTATAGTTCCCCAGCAATAGCCGTCCTCTGTCCAGTTGATATGCGTTGCCAGGGTATAGGTGAGGGCTAGTACTCCAGCCCAGAACATAACCCGAACAACTGTTCGCACTCTGTAATAGTTCTTATGTCTTAAGTCATTATGCATTTGCTTTCTCCTCTGTCTTAAGCGGTGAGAATGTAACCTCGTCGCCGTAGTTGTTGGCTATTTCCCAGCCTTGCCCCTCTGTGTAAAGGTAGTAGTACTCCTCGCCTGAGTTGAAGTTGGTTACCCAATCTGAAACGCTGTCGAATGTGCGGGCTTCTTGTCCTGTCTCGCCTCTGTCTCTGCCGTAGGCGAGGCACCAATCTTCTTGATGCGTTGCTCGGTTGTTGAAATCCTGATAGCCTCCGATTTCCTGACTTAAGGCTGAAAGGTTTCCCAATTCCATAAGTCTTAGAACCTTGTCTACATCTTGGTAATGCTTGTCAAGGATTGCGCCTACTCCCTGTTTATATCCGTCGAAGTGGCAATAGATTGCGGTCACCTTGTCGTCTTGCTTGATTGCGATTGTGCTTCTTGTACTCATTAGTTGTTTCCTGTCTTAAGTGGTAGTTGTTTCGTAACTTCTTTTGATACCTTGCGCCATAGCGCGTCGGCTTCCTCGTGCGCGTGTGCCATTCCTGCGGTCACGCTTAAAAGAGTTTCCATTTCTTTGGTTGTCAGACTTAGTTTTATTTCGTGCATTTCTATTCTCCCGTCTTAAGTGTGAAGCCTTCGTAGTACCCGTCTTTGATGTCGTTCTTCATCCACTGTTCTGCGTTGGCTGTCCACTTCTCGATGTCGACTGTCCGTGATATGCCGTTTTGTGTGACCGTGTAGGTCGTTCCTTCTGTTGTGATTGTGTCCCCGTTAGGGTGTGTCCATTGTGCCATTTGTTTTCTCCTGTCTTAAGTCGTTAGTTGTTTGCTTGGATTGTCTGAACGTTGGCTGTGAACTTTGTCTTCTTGCCTAGTTCACTGTCATTTAGTGCTGTGATTAGTGCGTCGATTTCTTTAGGGCTTGTCGCGTTGTTGTCGATAGATAACAAGCGAGAACCCTGCCAAATTGAATAAGTGATTTTCACTGCCTTGCTCCTGTCTGTTTGTGTAGTTGTACCTTCGCACAACTGCCCGCGAATGTCTATCATTTACGGGTGTGATTCTCATCACACGTGCCCCCGTCGGATTGTGAACCCGTACCCGCTAGGCGGGGGCTGTTGTGTCTTAAGTCTTATTCTCCCTCCCCTTCTTCTACCTTGAATTCTGTTTCGCATTCTTGGCAGATTGGCTTGCACTTTTCTAGTGTCTTAAGACTTAGGCGGATTGACTCGCCACATTCGCATTTTGCCACTGGCAAATTCTTGTTTCTGCCCTTAGGCTTGGCGGTTCCTCCTTCGTTATCTGCTGTTAGGCGGAGGGCTTCCTCGATTAGGCGGAGAGGTTCTGCCCAACGTGTCGCGCATTCATCCGATACGGCTGTCACACTGAAACCGATTCGCGGTGCTTGGGTAATTGTTAGCCCTAGTGATTCTGCGCGTTCCTTGAATTTCTTGTTATGGTACCCGTCTCCGCTTGTACCTTGAACGCCTTCTTTCGCGTCGATTGAATGCGCTGTTTCGTGTAGTAATGTCCCAAGCATCTCGCGTGCCTCGCGCTTGGCAATAGTAATGAAAATCTCGTGAAACGATTCTTCACCCGATGCCCAAGGTGTCCAAGGTGTGAAGTGCCCGTTTACCTTGGCACTTCTTCCTGTCACGATAGTGGCGCGGGGTGCGCCTGTCTCCTTGGCGATAATCTCGTGAGCCATTTCCAACGCCTTGGTGATTGTTGAGAGGTTCTCAACCTTGGCACCCTTGGCGAATATGTCCGATGCTGTTGCTGTCTTCTTGGTTGCTGTCTTCATTTCTTCTTCTCCTGTCGTTTCGCTTATGTCTTAAGCGATAAGCCTAAGATACACGAGAGTTGTACACCTGTCCAATTCAAACCACGCTTAGAAGATGAACAACAGATGAACTCTACCTGAGTTATTCCTGAGAATAGTTCCCCTCTGTTTGGGGATAGTTGAAGATTCAACTACTTTTTAAATGTGGATAAGTCGACATTTGAGAATAACTTCCCCCCGCGAATTATGGGAGGGGGATAGTCCCGCCTTCAATCATTCCTTTAAACCCTAATGCCAGATAATTATTATTATGTAAAGTAAAAGATATCTCCTTTTATTATAACGAAAGGTTATAAATAAGTTACCCTCAGGTAACTATAACCCTCAGGTAAAGGTTTAGGGTGTCAATTCTCAGGGTCTTTGACCCTAGGGTTATTTAACACGTGTCGTATATATATTATATACTCACCCAATAACTTTCTGTTATATTTGCTAAATGCGCCCTGACCAGGGCTTTTATATATATTAGCCCCCCTTATAAAGATATTTAAAAATATATTGATATTAAGTGTTCGGTTTTGGTACTTTGAACGGGTTATCTTATATGTAAAGATTAATTATAATCTTTAACGGATTAACCTCCGTTTGCTCTACGGTTAATCCTTAATATATATAATATATAATTAACAGTTACCACAGTTATGCCGTCAGGCAGATACCGTTTATTGAGCGTTTTTAAACCTCTACAGAGGGCGACGAGATACACCCTAGGGGGCACCAATGGGACGCAAACCTGGGATACAGAACATCCCTAAACACGAGGCTCAAGAGAAGGTTCTCCTACAACTTGAGCAAGGTTCGACCATCACCGCTGCTATGGCAGCCGTTGGGCGCAATGATGTTACCTTCCGCCAATGGTCAATGAATGAACCAGCCTTCAAGGAACGAGCCGACAAAGCCCGCCTGGTAGGCAAGGGAGTCATCGCTGACTTAGGCGACTTGAAGGAAATCTCTTTCCCTGACTTCTGTGAGCAGTTCTTAGATACCAAGATGTTCCCTCACCAGTTGAACTGGATTGACCTCATCGAGGGGCGCGAGCCGCGCTGGATGCACCCTGCTATGACCTACGAGCCAGGGGCTGTCAACAGAGTGCTCGTAAACGTCCCACCTGAGCACGCTAAGTCTACGGTCATCACGACCAACTACGTGACCTACAAGATTGTGACCAACCCCAACTCACGAGTCATCATTGTCTCAAAGACTCAAGGTATGGCACGCAAGTTCCTTGGTGCGATTAAGACAAGACTTAACCACCCCGCCTTTATCAAACTGCAGACTGCCTTTGGTCCAAATGGCGGATATAAGGCAGACGCCACTACGTGGTCTGCAGATATGATTTATTTAGGTACAGGACGCGATAGTGGCGAAAAAGACCCAACCGTCCAAGCATTAGGTTTAGGTTCTCAGATTTACGGTGCTCGTGCCGACTTGATTATCGTCGACGACGCTGTGATGGGTTCCAATGCCCACGAGTGGGAAAAGCAACTTGAATGGCTTCAGAAGGAAGTTATCACCCGTCTAGGACGCTACGGTAAACTTATCATCGTAGGTACCAGAGTTTCATCCATTGACCTCTACAAGATGCTACGGGATGGCTCACAGTGGACAGGTGGCAAATCACCCTTCACCTATATGGCAATGCCAGCAGTTTTAGAATTTGATGAGAAACCTGCAAACTGGAAAACCCTTTGGGCTAAAACAGATAGACCCGAAGGAGATGTGGACGAACCTGATGCCGACGGACTTTATCCGAAATGGGATGGACCCGCGCTCTTTACAAGGCGCTCTGAGGTCGCTCCGTCTGTTTGGGCTATGGTCTACCAGCAAGAAGACGTCCAGGAAGACTCGATATTCTCTCCAACCTGTGTGGCTGGCTCAGTCAACGGAATGCGAAAAAGAGGACCTTTAAAGGCTGGTAATCCTGGTCACCCTAGCCACGTCGAGGGTTACACCATCATTGGTCTTGACCCTGCTATGGCAGGTGCTACGGGTGCTGTAGTTTGTACCTACAACAGAGCCGATGGAAAAATCTATGTGCTAGATGCTGTCAATATGACAGACCCTACTCCACAGAAGATTCAAAATTTAATCGAAGATTGGGTGGAGAAATACCGCCCTCAAGAATTGCGTATCGAAATCAACGCGCATCAGAAGGCGTATGCACTCGACGAAAACTTACGTAACTTTCTAGCAGGTTACGGTACGCAACTTAATTCTCACTTTACTGGTAAGAATAAGTGGGACACATCTTTTGGTGTGGCATCTATGGCTACACTCTTTGGTAACACCAGAGATGGACGCTTTCAAGATAACAATATTATCGAACTACCAAGCAACGAAGGTTCTGAAGGTCTGAAGACTTTAGTACAGGAACTCATTACCTGGAAACCAGATACTAAGAACCCTACTGACGTTGTTATGGCTTTATGGTTTACCGTCATCCGCATTCGGGAGATGATGCAAAAGTCAAGTCAAGCAGCGCAATACCAATCAAACCGTTGGGCAACTCGTGCTCAGCAAGGTCGCAGATATGCAGTCAACTTAGATGACGCATTCGCAGACCAATGGTCAAATCAATACGGATAGGAAAACATTATGCCAATGGAACGCAGAGTAGGAAAATCAAAAGCATCAGCATTGCCAAGTGATAAATATGTCGACCCGCTGTACAGTCGCAGAGCAGGCTTTGCACCAATTACACCACCTCTGGCACCTTCAACAACAATTCCTACACGTACACGCGGCGCAGGCGACCCAAACTACACAAACAAAATGAAGACTGGTCCATCAAAGCCGCTTCCAAAAAAGTAATCTTTTAAATCTACGTTAGGACAATAATGGCATTATCAATGGAACAGGTAGCAGCAAGAGTAACCTCTTTGCGCTACCGCAACAGTGAGCGCGATGCTCGCAACCTTGACGTCCTTGCTGTCCGTAAGGGTCAAATCTCACAGGTTTACCCTGACTTCTTTCCAGATGGTGTAGACGCCAACGTAGTTGCTAACTTCATTGACGTCGTTGCACGTGACTTGTCAGAAGTTATGGCTCCACTGCCAGCAGTAAACTGTTCAGCAGCAAATTCAGTTTCAGACAGAGCGCGGATGTTCGCTGACAAGCGCACCCGTATTGCCTCTAACTACTTCTCACATTCAGACTTATCAGTACAGATGTACTCAGGCGCTGACTGGTATATCACCTATGGTTTCGTTCCGTTCATTATTGAACTGGACGAAGAAGCAAAACTGCCACGTATCCGCATAGAAAACCCGATAGGTTCCTATCCAGAGTTTGACCGCTATGGACGTTGTGTGGCATTTGCTAAGAGATACTTGATGACGTTGGGCGAACTCGTTACTCAGTTTCCAGAGTTTGAAAGGGAACTGCTTGGTGGTCAAGGCTACAAGCAAGACCTTAATAACGAGGTTGAGTTAATTCGCTATTACGACAAAGACCAATCAATCATCTATTTACCAACAAAGCAAGATTTAGTTCTTTCCAAGGTTAACAATCCTCTAGGTAAGATGATGGTTATTGTTGCACGTAAGCCTTCAGTTGATGGAGAACTACGTGGACAATTTGATGATGTTTTAGGTATTCAGTTGCTACGCAACCGCTTTGCGTTGCTTGCAATGGAAGCAGCAGAGAAATCTGTTCAGGCTCCTATCGTACTTCCACAGGATGTACAGGAACTACAACTTGGTGGAGACGCAGTTATCCGTACTGCAAACCCAGCAGGTGTACGCCGCGTAGAACTCACACTTCCCCAAGGTGCATTTACTGAGCAGACATTGCTCAACCAAGAACTTCGTGTTGGTACTCGTTACCCTGAATCTCGTACAGGTAACATTGATGCTTCAATCGTCACTGGACAAGGCGTGCAAGCACTTATGGGTGCATTCGATACCCAGGTTAAATCAGCACAGGCTATCTTTGCTGCAGCACTACGCGACGTAATTAGCCTATGCTTTGAAGTTGATGAAAAGATTTATCCAGAAGAAAAAACAATTCGCGGTGTAGATTCAGGTTCTCCATATGAAGTCACATACAAGCCATCTAAAGATATCAAAGAAGACTATTCTGCTGATGTTCGTTATGGTATGCTCGCTGGTCTTAACCCAGCGCAAGGTCTTATCTTTATGCTTCAAGCACTTGGAGGAAAACTCATCAGCCGAGATATGGCTATGAGAGAACTTCCATTTACTGTGAACGTAACTCAGGAACTTGAGAAGATTGAAATTGAAGATATGCGTTCTGCATTACTTGGTTCGCTAACTGCCTACACACAAGCCATCCCACAGATGGCAACACAAGGTCAGGATGCTTCAGAGGTAGTACGTAAGATTGCTGCGGTTATCAAGGCACGTCAAAAGGGTCAAGCATTAGAAGACGCAATTGAAGCCACATTCGCTCCGCAGCAGCAAGTTCCTCCTGCTGGGGCACCACAAATGGTTGAGCAAACGTCCCCTGCTCCCGAAGGCGTTCCAGCAGGAGGCGCTATTGCTCCAGAAGGACAACCTTTTGCACCCGCTCCAGAAGAAGATATCCAAACAATTTTGGCAACATTAACTGGCGCTGGTGGCGCTGGTGGAAGAGCAACAACAAGAGTAAGCCAGTAGTTCAAGAAGGGGACACAGTGACTACAATTATTGGCGTTGAGTACGCAAATCGCTGTGTCATTTTAGGCGATTCTCGTATTGTTGGTGATTCAAAGATTTATTCTCACCCAGATATGGTTAAAGTTGTTACTAATGGTAACTATTTAGTGGGGGTTGCTGGAGATGTTCGTGCGCTTCAAGTTGTACTACACACTTGGAAGCCACCAATCTTACTAGCAAAAGACAAGACTGACTTGTTTAAGTTTATGGTTAACAAAGTTGCACCATCACTTAAGCAAACTGTTACAGATGCTGGTCTACTTGATTCTAAGTCACCAGATAAAGACTTTGAGATTAATGTAATTATCGGACTCAACGGTAATCTGTTTGAAATAGATAGTGACTTTGCAGTATCTCGTAACTTGGATGGATACTATGCAATAGGAACTGGTGGAGACTACGCACTCGGTGCGCTCTACGCAGGAGTTACTCCTGAACAAGCAGCAGAGGTTGCTGCTATTAATGATAGTAAGACCGCAGGACCTTTCGTTATAGAAACTCAGTTAAAAAAATGAGTGAAGAGTTCCGCGAAGCAGTAGAAAATGCTCTACGTTTATTAGTAGATACAGACTCTGCTGGTAAAAACTACATAGCCTCAGGCTGGGTTCTAATATCCGAATGGGCAGATTACGAAGGCAACCGCTTTCTTCATACAGAAGTAAGTGAAGCAATGACTCCTTGGAATGCGGCAGGAATGATGCGCTTAGCCGAAGAGTACAACAGTGAACTTGAAGATAATTTCTTAGAAGAAGAGGATGACGAATGACAACTGCACCAGAAAATCGTGGTGGTGACCGTCCAAATGCATCTCAGAACAACCCCGCCAGTATTAACCCACTTGGTGGAAATGGTCAAAGCGGAAACAATAAGCAAGCGACTAGATACATTCCAGATATGAAAAGTTTAGGTTCAACGGGAGTAGAGACTATGGCACAACAAGGTGGAGCATCACTAGCGGGTAACCCGACTCCAACAGAGCCAGCACCTAAATTGTCTATTGCAGAACTACTTGCTAGTTCAGGTATGAACACACTAATGTCAGATACTGACAACCCATCTGAACCAATTAACGCTGGATTAGATTCACAACTTCCAGCAAATATTACAGCAGATACTCGTGACCTAGAAAACCTTCAGGTTATCCAGAAGTATCTACCAGCAATGATTAATGCGTCACGTATTCCTGGTGCACCAGATTCTTTCAAGCAATTTGTTAACTATGCAATTGGACGAATAAATGGATAAATGGCTATACGGTAGCCTTTATGACAGCATTGATAAGTTTGCAAATTCTTTAGGCTACGAGAATGCTGCAATCGCATTGCAGTTAGCGCTAGTTCCTTGGGATTCTCCAGAGGACCGTGACGCATTTATATCTTCTATTACAGGTGAAGCACCTAAGGGTGGCGAAACTACAAACTACATTACTGGAAACTAAGGAGGTCGTTAATGCCATTATGGAATGACTTCCTCGACAAGGTTGCAAAACCTGTTGGACGTTTTGTAGAAAAAACAGCAATGGGTACACTTGAGATGTTTGGTGGACCAAGTTCTTTTATCAGTCCATCTCAGGCTGTCAGTAACATAGTTCTTCCTGCAGCAACCAACATCGGTACATCTAAGATTCTTTCGCAGCAAGGTTTATCCGAAGCAGCCCAGAGGGGCATCAAAGAAAACCTTAACTACGAAGTAAAAAAAAGTGCTCCCAATTCTGACTTGGTTTTACGTGCAGCAATTGCTGCTAATGAAAATTTTATTTCACCTTACGTAACTCGTCCAGTTTCAACTGTAGGATTACTTGCTGACCCTACCTCTCCGCTGTACCAGCCTGGTGAGTTTGAAAAAGGTTTTCAAGTCAAGGACGTTAAGGCTGCTTACAAGCGAAGCGAAAAAGTTACTACTATGCAGGCGCTTACCAAGTCGGAACTTATTCCCTTGGTTGCACCAATTTCACAGGCTATCCTTGGTTTAGGAGATATCGATACAGCAAAGATTAATCTTTGGAATGACGAAGATATCCAAAAGAACTACATTGATAATACTGTTGGTCGTTGGTACACAGGTATTGGTGACTTCACAGTAGGTAACTTAGCCCTTGCTGGTGCGGGTAAACTTATTGGCGCAGCAGGCAAGACTGGCTTAAAGCGTGCTGGTGTTATGACAAAGGGTAAGACTCTTGAAACTTTTGAAGCAGAGATTAACGATGGTATTGCATTTACCAACTCAGGCGGAACTACTGGTCGCCAGTCAGTGGCTGCAGCAGATGTTGAAGCACTTGCAAACACAACTGACATTAATTTTATTACAAACAAAATAAAAGATTACAGTAACAATGAGGACTTAATTGGTCCAATACAGAGGGCAACTGACCCAAATACTGTAAAGGATTTAATCCTTGCAGATAAAGGTTATTTACCAGCACTAGACAGACTGTCAAAGAATGCTCCTGCAGACCTTTACGAATTAGCAAATGTCAACGCTACTATTGTGTCCAGAGTAATTGACACTGGTGAACTTTATCACCCAACAGGTACAGCACTTGACAGAATCAACTCAGCATTTGATAATGCTATCAATCAGGTTCCACAGTATCGTGAAATCTACAATGCGTTTATGGACCCAATGGCTAAGAGTCCAAGAGTTCTAGGCAAGGAATATTTTCCTGCAGAGCCAATCTTTGGTAAAGACACTTACATCAAGGCTCGTGGCGTTGCTGATAGATTCAAGGCTGCAAAGACAACTCGTGAGTTTAATAACGAAGCAGTTAAACGTAATGCAGGCAAGATGGGAATCATCGAAGAGCGCATTATTGGTATTAGTTCCAAGGGTCCAGTTACTCGACTTATTCGATTTACTGGTTCTAACAAACCACTAGGCTTTGTTACATTTTCTGGTGCTCGTCCGTTTGATGGATTAACAGAACTTAACGCTGTATTTGATGACGTTGCATTATTTGCTAATGGCACAAACAATGTCAAGGTTTCACCTACTAAGTTTGTAACAGCGGGAGAATACCGTAATCGCTTTGTATCAGAGTTTCTCAATGCTAAGACTGACATTGCAAGAAACGAAGTGCTTGATTTAATCGATGAGCGTATGGGTGTTGACCTAGCACGTACCTATGGTTGGTCAAACGAAGCAGAAGTTGTTGCATTTATTCGTGATATGAAGGCTCGTCTAGCAACAAACCATAATAACCTAGCGCGTGATGGTTTTGCTATCGATGCACAAGGTCGCAAGATTGACACTGACCCTTACACGCAGCGCCAACTTATTGAGTCACGTCGTATGAGTCCTTGGGGAATGATTGAACAAGAAATCATCAAGGCTTCCAAGGCAAGCGGCGCTAAGCGTGCAGGTATTACAGCCAACGACCAGATTAAGGCTTTGTTCGAGGCATCAAATAAGATTTGGACTTTGGATGTATTGGCTCGTCCTTCATACATTCCTAAGCAGTCAATCGGTGAGCCTTCTCTTTCAGCATTCCTTTCACAGGGTTCAGCATTCATTGCAGCAGAAGTTCCTAATATGACAACTAACTTCTTAAAGAATTCTAAAAATAGAATCCTAGGTCAGGCTAGTCGCGTCCTACGCGGTGGAGAAACAGCAGCAGTTAACAAGACTGTTGACTCTATCTCTAACCAACTCAACGATGCAGTTTCACAGTTGAACCAATTAACTGCAGAGTATTCGTCATTCTTTGATATGAATATGGTTTCTCCTGCAACTAGAGCGCAAAACGGTGGACGAGTTGTAGAAGACCTTAAGGCTGCACAGAACTTAGTAGATGAACTTGAACTATCACTACGTGATGCGGTAAAGCCATTTGGTGGCATTGAGCAAGTTCCAAGTCTTACCAACCTAGAGCGTCGTCTTGCCTACCTAGAGACAAGTGGTTCTGTTACAAAGGCTAATATTGGTGCAGCAGTTGCTAACGCAAAGGCTGCAATTGGTCGAGCAAAGGGACAAATCAATACACTTGCACCAGAACCTGCAGATATTTACAGAGTCAACGAAGAGATTGCTCAGCAATACAAGATTATCGACGATATAGTCAAGAATCTTGGTGAGGCTAAGTACAAGCAAGCACAGGTATTTGGTAAGTCTGCTGAATTTAAGAAGCGTTACTACGGTAAAGAAGAAAACTACCGTATGATTAACGGACAGTGGACAAAGATTGACTCACTATTTGATGAGAATCAATTCGGTAAGGCTATGCGTGCTGAACTTGAGAACTCTCAGACTGTTGCAGCAACTTACCTAAATGAACTATCAGTAGGTGTACGCCAGAATGCACTGATGCGTAAAGCGCCTAGTACTATTACTGACATTGATAGTCCTCTTTACTTTGAAGAGTTGGCTTGGGTGGTTAACCGCGCTATGCGCGGAGACCCATTGATTGACCAAATCCTTGCGGGAGTACCTGAGAAGGGTCTACTTGAGTGGGGCTTAGCAAATAAGTCATACTTTGACCAGTTTGGTACCTACACAGATATGATGATTCCTGGTTTAATCCAGGACAGAGTGGCTTTCGTCAACCGATACATTCCAAATGTAGAGGCTCGTGCTTTAGTACTAGAGCGTGAAGTAACATCTGCAGATTTGCAGTTGCTTATGGCTAAGGATATAGACCGTATGTCTGCTATCCACCCAAATGATTTTGATTACCACTTGGCAAGTGATACATTCGGTCTTCGTGGACTAGCACGACTAGATAAGTTTATTTCTCGTACATCTGGCAAGATATTTAAAATTCTTACCGCACCAGAAAACCCAATCCGTTGGGCTGTTGGAGATAAAATCTTCCTAGATACAGTTGCACGTAAGGCTAATGCACTTGCTAAGCAAGGTGTAGATTTTACGGGTGAGGGTGGATTGGAGCGTCTTAATGCGCTACGTCAATCAGCATCTATCGAGGCTATTCAAGAAACCGAAAGAGTTTTCTACACAATTCGTCGTCAGAATCGTGGACTCTACACAATGCGTGCAGCAGTTGCGTTCCCTGCAGCATCACTTAATGCGTTCTATCGCTATGGTCGCTTTGCTATTAAGAACCCTACACGTACTGCTGGGTTCCTTCGTTCATACCAAGGACTCTTCGAGTCATTCGGTGTTGACCAATACGGTAATCCAGTAGAGAACCCACTAGATGCTACACATATCATTGTTCCTGGAACAAAGGAAATGGGAGCATTCGGCGGTAAGGGTGTGCGACTTAACGCACGCTCATTAGGCTTCTTGCTTAATATCCCATCACCTTCTATCTACACAGCAGTATCTGTTGGTACGATTATGAAGGCAAAGCCTTCAACTGAAGACACAATGAAATCTATTCTTGGTCCTACGTACGACGTTATTTTTCCATATGGTCCTGAAACATCTATCGCCGAAGGCTTAACACCTGCTTGGGCTAGAGATTTTTACAAGTATTATGTAGGTCCTAAGGGTGACAGAGACTTCTTAACTTCTTGGAAGTCTGTACATAACTACTATATGACGTTACAGGATATGAAACTTGGTAAGTATCCAGGTGAAAAGGCTGTTTATGAAGAAGCACAGGCTCTCTTCGGACAAAAAGCACGCTGGTCTTTTGCCTCACCATTTGGTGTACCTGCAAAGGTTGACACTCGACCAATGCAAATCTTTGACGATTACTATGACATTCTTGTCAACAAGTATCGTGAAAAGGGATTCAATGATGAAATTGCCAAAGAAAAAGCAGGAGATGAGTTCCTTGCAAATGTTGGTCCTAACTTCCCATTAGACAGAATCACCTACAAGGGTTCAACATCTAATGTATATGTACAGCCTACTGTTGAAGCGTATAACCGTATCTGGAAAGAAGACTTTGGTTTAGTTGAAGCACTAGGTAAAATTGATACTAAGTTGATTGGTCTTCTTACTTCAGATATTGAAACAAAGAAAGAAGACTTTAATCTTTCCGTATACAACATCTTAAAGAACCCAAATACATTGCTGCCTAATAACGTCAGACTTAATGATGTTGCTTTGACTCCTAAGCAGGAGGAAGAGCGTCGTCAAGTTAACCGTACTTGGGAAAAGTACAACAATGTAAGAGATACATTAGAAAAGGCAGCCCTCGATAAAGATGGCAAATCACTGCGTTCTCACCCTGAACTACGAGAAATCTTAAAGAAGTATGCAAATACTGAACTTAAAGAATCAAGTCAGTTATGGTGGGATGAGTGGAATGAATCTGAGCGTGGAGACAACTCCTTCCGCTACGCCAGAGCATTCAACGAGATTGTCAATAACAAGGAATGGATGAAGAAGTTTGGTGATACCAAGTTCTTCCAGGATGTTAAGAAGTTTGATGAACAGCGCCAGATGATTGTTACTGTTTATCAGAGTTTACCTGACCGTGACCCACGTAAATCTAAACTAAAAAGTGTTTATGAAGTACTACTTGAAAGCAATTCAGGTCAGTGGCATCCAAAGTTGCAGGAAATTATTAACCGTTACTTTACAGAAGACACTATGAAAGCAGTTAAATAATGACAAATGAAGAGTTAGCAGCATTAATTGCTGTTGCGCTGGGTAATTCAGGTGGCAAGTCTGACACTTCTACATCTGCAACATACAAAGATTATGTAAAGTTAAACTACGCAGCAGCAAAGTCGCTGTTACAACAGGTTGCTGAGGATATCCAGTACACAGGCAAGTTCACGCCTGAAGAAATCAAGGCTTTCGTTGAACTGTTTAGCGAAGAATCTAACAAGCAGATTGAAACAATTGTTAAGACAGCCCGCGAGAAGGTTACCCCTGGGGCTACAGCAGAAGACATTAAAAAGGCTGTATCTAGTGTTATTACAACAAAGACTCTTTCATTCTTTGACCCTAAGAGTTTTGCCAGCGATTACCTATGGGGCAAAATTAATTTTAAGGACGAAGCGACTCTTGGTGGCAAGGCAATTGGCAATCTACAGCAGGTTCGTGGATTAGTCAAGGACTTTAACCTATTTGGTATATCAGATGCTGAAATACAAAAGGCTGCTAAAGATATTTCAATGGGTAAGATGAGTCTTAATGACTATAAGGCATTGCTCCGTGAGAAAGCAAAGATACAGTTTCCAACATTTGCTGCAAGGTTTGATGCAACACCTGATGCAACCACTAAAGATTTTGCATTACCGATTATGAAGGTTATTGCAGATGAGTGGGAGATGGACGTTAACAGCATAGGATTTGATGAACCGTTAGTTGAATCCTTTACTCTTCCTAAGATGGTTGATGGCAAGATGGTTCAACCTTCAGTTGCAGAGATTCGTGCAGCAGCACGTAAATCTCCTAAGTTTGATTTAACAACCAAAGCAAATGAACTTGCTCGTCAGTCAGCGACATCCCTGATTAGAGCGTTAGGTGGAGGTGTGTAATGCCAGTTAAAGGATTAACTCAGGCTGAGATTGATGAAGCCACACGTGCTCAAGTAGCAGCAGGTGGTAAGTCTACAGACCGCGCAAATCGCCTGCCAGGTGAAACAGCAACAGAGGCTAACGCACGTATTACTGCTGCCTATAAGGAAATGACTGCAAAGCCAGTTCTTTCTCAAGAACAAAAAGATGCTGGTATGAAAGTTCAATTCGTACGCACCGCTGCAGGCGGAGCAGGCGAATACGTACCAATTAAACCACTTGGCTATACTGGTCCAACAGAAGTAAAAGAGTTTACACCTGGTGTTATTCCAGCAAATTCAAAGTACACAACTGGCACGAGCGTTGGGTTTAATCCAGATGACTATAAGACTGCAGAAGATTTGCAGCGTATCGCAGCCAAGGCTGCATCTGGCAAGACACTAACAGCAGACGAACAAGCCTTTATGAACAGAGGCGTTCCTGCTACATCTACTCCTACACCCACACCAACTCCTACACCAACTCCTACTGGTAAGATATACACCGCTTCTGAATTACAAAAACTTGTAGCCAAACTTAATAGTGGACAAAAATTAACTACAGAAGAATATATTGCGCTCGGAATGCGCGATGATATTCCAAATGCAGTTACGCCAACTCCAGTTACTCCAACTAGCACAAGGACTGTAAGTAAAACAGTTAAAAATTCTGATGGAAGCACAACTGTTACTTATAGCGATGGAACAACAGAAACAACTTTTGCCCCCAACACTAATGGCAAGAAGACTGTTACATCTAGCACTAAAAATGCCGATGGGACAACCACTGTTACATACTCAGATGGTACTTCAGAAATCCTTGCAGCAGGAACTCCCCCACCTGCGCCAATTACTGTAGTTCCAGGACCCACTGGCACATCAACAACCAGTAGCCGTATGCTTGCATCAGATACATTTGCTAACACATTTGCTTTAGCCTTTGGTTCAAAGGAAGCATCACAGCCATATGTAAAGATTCTCTACGATTTAGTATCTGGATTCTATAAGTCTGGTTCAGATATAGATGAAGCACTCAACCTTGCTATTCGTCAAGCACGTGAAGAAAAGAAGATTCCAGAGTTTACAAAGCGATTTAAAGGAATCTTTGCACTAGAAGATAGACTCCGCGCAGGCGAGGCTGTAACTGTTCCAACTATTGCTGAATACATTCAATCAGAAGCAAAGGTAGGAGAACTACTGGAGCAAGCAGGTATGGCTGACCTAGCAACACAAGAGTTTATTGGTGATGCATTTGCTAAGGGTAAGTCAGTTGCCGAGATTACACGTATTATTTCTGGAGCATTTAATACTATTGATAATGCCCCAGCCTATTTAAAGAATGAACTAAGCGCAAAGTTTCCAACAGTTACTCGCTCAGGTTTAGCCAAGGCTTTGATTGCAGGAGACATTGGTGCTCAGGCACTTGAGAAGGAAATCAAGAACATTTCCGTTATGTCTGCTGGTAAGTACCAGGGTGTTACACCTACTGCCAAGACTGCAGAAAATCTTGCCAACCTAGGTTATGACTTTGCTTCATCACTAAGTGGGTTTGGTGAAGTTGCACGAGGAACTCCAACAATGCAGAAGTTGCTAGAGATTAGCAATAAAACTGCTGCTAATTCACTAGATGTTCAAGAAGGTTTAACAAGTGCAATCTTTGAAAAGAATATTAAAGAGCAAGAAAAGATGCGTATTGAAGCAGAGAAAGAAGCGGCGCGCTTTGGAGCAAAGGCTGGAACTATTGGTTCTAAGAGCCTTGCATCACAATCTCGTGCTAATCGCTTAATATAAAACAGAATCCTGAGCGGACCGACCAGCCCCGCCAGCGTAAAAGACTGGGAGTAAGAGCCAGACCATTTCCCCGAATGGTATCTGAGG